GTTCTACGAGATAACCGTCGTGCTCACGCGTGAGCAGAAGCGCGACGGCATTGACCGGCTCTTTGTCGGAAAAAGAGACCGCATTCGGTTCTCTGTTGAATATAAGACTGACTACTTGGCATCAAAGACGGGTAACTGTTTCATCGAGACCGTGTCGATGGATACAACGGATGCGCCCGGCTGGGCCGTGAAGTCCCTGGCTCAGGTACTGGTCTACTACATTCCAGGCTGGAACAGAATCTATATGCTACCGATGTATGTACTCAAGGGAGCCCTGCGCGAATGGCGGCAAATGTACCCCGAGGTCGCTAGTCAGAACAACGGCTATTGCACATGGGGACTCAAGGTCCCTATCGAGGAGCTAGCAGAGTTGTCGCTGTGCAAGCAGCGCCAGATCCCGCCGATGCCGGAATCCGAGCGCACATAGGAGCCGCCATTGAAGACCTGGGTCAAGCTCTATACAGACATCAACCGAAACCCAGATGTCGGCACCCTCACTTGGGCGCAGCGCGGTATCTGGTCGGCACTCCTGGCCCTGGCCGGCCAGATTGACGATCGGGACGAGCGGGGCCGCGAGACTGGCAAGCTGGACACACCTGAGAAGGTCGCGTGGTCGATCCGCTGCGAACTTGGAGAATTGAGCGAGGCGATCCAGGTATTCATGGGCGGCGAGCGGAAATGGCTGGAGGACAGGGATGGTGTGCTCTACATCCGCAAGTACCGAGAGCGCCAGGGACGCCCGCCATCAGCCAGGCCAGATGCCGTTGCAGGGCGGGTGAAACGACATCGAGCAAAGCAGACAGATGAGCGTAACGAGGGTGTAACGACGTTACAGGACGATGTAACGAGAGCGCAACGACCTGTAACGCCCCCAGACTCAGACTCAGACTCAGATACAGACCCAGAAACAGATTCAGATCCAGAGAGTGGTGGCGCATCCGCGCCACCGCACGCTCTGCCTTCATCAGCCCACGCCGAGACCGCGACGATTGAAGACCTATGCGAGATCTTCTGCCAACTGACGGGCATCCCGCCGCCCGAGGACCAGCCGGGGCTGACCCGGTCCGATGTGCGCACGCTGTGGCGGTTGCCCTTGCGGCAGATCGGTGACATGGCCGACCGGGCGCCGGGCCTGGCGCAGGAAATCATGGCCGACGCCTATCGGGAACTGAAGGCGACGAGCGACGGTAAAACGATGCGGGTTTCCTCGCCAAAGTCACTGCTCAAGACGGCGATTGATCGCCAGGGCGAGGTGAGGCGCAAGGCAGACGGCCGGCGCTACGTCAAGGGCAAGTACGGCGAGAGGGTGAAACACTAGCAGGCGCTCCCTGATGTCCGGCGTGCGCCGGGAGGCCGAGCGCGAGATAGCGTTCTGAGGAGGGGATCATGAGTTGGCGCGGCGGCTTTGCAGAGTGGACCGAGGACCATACCGCCTACCTGAGCGTGCCGTTCACGTGGTCGCTACCTGCCGTCTACCAGCGAGCGGCCTGGCTGCGGGCAGAGGGTTACCGCGTCCGGGCCGGCGGGCCTGCCGTGTCGCTGATGCCCGGGTATCTGGCCGACGTGGCCGAGATCGGCGGCGAGGTGGACGCACTGCCGCACCACAACCCGGAGGCGACGTTCACGAGCCGGGGCTGCCCTCGCCGCTGCCCGTTCTGCGCTGTCCCTCGCATCGAGGGCGAGTTGCGCGAGCTGGACGACTGGCCGGCCAGGCCCATCGTATGCGACAACAACCTCCTGGCCTGCAGCCGGGCACACTTTGACCGCGTGGTGGACCGGTTGAAGCCGCTGGCGGGCGTGGACTTCAATCAGGGGCTCGATGCCCGGTTGCTCACAGCGTATCACGCCGAGCGGCCGGCTAGCTGAGTTGGACTGCACCGTGCGGCTGGCCTGGGATGACCTGGCGCTGGAGCCGGTCGTCATGGAGGCGATCGCCATGCTCCGCCGGGCGGGCTTCCCCAAGGCGCGGATCCGCTGTTACATCATGCTGGGCTACCGGGACACGCCAGAGAGTGCCTACTACCGGCTGGAGACACTGCGGCGCATGGGCATCAAACCCAACCCGATGCGCTACAACCCGCTGGACAGCCTGGAGCGCGACCGCTACGTGGGTGAGCACTGGACTGATGACCTCGAGCGCCGGTTTATGCGCTACTGGGCGAACCTGCGGTACACGGCAGGCGTGCCGTTTGAGGAGTGGCTGGAGCCGAAGGGAGTAGGAGCATGAAGGCCATCATACTACACGACCACGAGGTCCGGGCGCTGCTGGAGCGGGGGCGCGTGCTGCTGGTGCGGCCTATGGCGAAGCAGCCTGAGGCTATCGTTAGCGAGATCGCCTCTGCCAGGGTGCTAGAGGACCACAAGCGAGGCAACGTCTATGCCGCCTTCTATGATACAGATGGCAGCCGCATTGCGGACTGTGATGTGTATTCGCCCTACGGCAAGCCTGGCGAACGCCGGTGGGTGCGGGAATGCTGGGCCTACTGGGTTTGTGAGCATCCGATATACGAGGGCGCCAGCCATGAGATGGCCATGGACGCGGGCGACCCCGACCTGGAGGGCTATCCCATCCACATGGGCAACGAGAGTGAGTACGTTCCCATCCATCGGGCCACGAATGACGACTACAGAGGCCCCTGGACATCGGCCACCCACATGCCCCGCTGGGCCAGCCGCGCCACCGTCGAGGTCGAGCATGTGAAGGCGGCTCGCTGGCAGGGCATCAAGCCGGAGCAGGTAGAGGCCGCTGGCGTCAACGTCGTGCGCCATCTGCCGGCCTGGGTGGCCCCAGGGGCAGACCTGGACGGCCTGATAGCCACGATGGCGCAGCGGGCGATGGCAGAGGCCTGGGGCCACTACCACCCGCGCCATCCCTGGGGGGATGACGGCTGGGCGTGGTTCGTGATGGTGAGGAGAGTAGAGGAGGGTGACGATGGCTGAGCCACTACCGACACATGATGAGCATGGCGTGCGTATGCTGCTGCTGTGCCTGACGGCCGGCAGAACACAGCGGCAACTGGCCCAAGAGATTGGCGTCTCGCCACAATTCCTCAACGACATCCTGCATGGCAAGCGTGTGCCGAGCGGAAAGGTGCTAGACTACCTAGGATTTGAGCGGGTAGTGCTGTACCGGCCAAGAGAAGAGGCCCCCGATGGCTGAGCGGACCTGCGGCGAGTGCCAGCACGGCGACGCGAGCAAGCGCTGCCCCTGGGTCTGGTGCCACGTGCGCCGGGACTGGCGCAAGCGGGCGCAGGCCCAGTGTCGGCTGAGCGAGGCGGAGAGGATGAAGGCCCTGGAGGAGGCACAGGAATGAAGGAGCGGCCGATACTATTCAGCGGCCCGATGGTGCGGGCGATATTGGGGGAGCGAAAGTCCCAGACACGGCGGGTGCTGAAGGACCCGAACGGCTATGCGCCGGAACATCCAATGTCTATCCACCAGATGCCCTATGTGTACCCCGCAGCAGATAGCGGCTTTGTGTTCTGGGATAGTCAACATCCAGAGGGCCTGGCCGAGTTTACCAAGGAACAGTACAAGAATGGGCTACGCTGTCCCTATGGCGCGCCTGGGGAGTCGCTATGGGTACGGGAGACGTGGCGCACATCCAAGCAGTATGATGACACAAAGCCATCTGAGATCCCGCCGGATAGCAGTCTATGGTATATCGCGGATCATTATAGCGTGCGATACCTGGGCAAGAGGCCAGGCAAGACGCGCCCGTCTATCTTTATGCCCCGCTGGGCCAGCCGCATCACGCTGGAGGTCACAGGCGTGCGGGTCGAGCAGGTGCAGAGCATCACGGAGGAGGATGCCACAGCCGAGGGTATGTGTTACGCGGCTGGCGGCTGCTGTGAGTGGTGCAACGGCTCGCGCTACAATCACACGTGGCCGAGTGGCTGCCCGCACTGCGGAGCCACCGGGCACACACACCGTTACCACTTTCAGCAGCTTTGGGACCGCCTCAACGCCAAGCGCGGCTACAGCTGGGAGGTCAATCCGTGGGTGTGGGTCGTTGAGTTTCGGAGGCTGGAGGCATCCCATGGCTGAGCGCCACTGTAAACTGTGCGACCACCCCGACCAGGACATGATCGACGCCGAGTTGTGCAAGCTCGGTCCTGGGCGGCGCTCGTACCGCGCCATCTGGCAGATGTTCGGCCTCATGGGCGAGATGGCCGAGAGCACCCTCCAGGAGCACGCCCGGTACTGCCTGGGGATCGTGCGCCGGCCACCGAAGCGCACAGTTGAGCCGACGCCGCAGGCGCGGCACACGCCCGGCCATGAGCCCGATTGCCCCGGCTACAAGGACATCGAGGGCCAGCGTTACTGCTGGCGGGGCGGCTGCGAGCACTACGACCGGCTCTACAGGCGCCTCGGCTGCGCCGGGCATGGTGGGGAGTGCGCGGCCTGCACCGAGCGCATGGAGCACCACTGCCCGTGCCACGAGCCGGCGCTGCGCAGCGCGGCGTGGGACTGGCAGCGTCGACGCTGGCAGGAGGTCACGCGCCGGCGCTGGCAGAGGATGGAGGCAAGATGAAACTGACAAAGGGCCAGCGGACGATCCTGGAGGCGCTAGCGACGGGTCGCGAACTTACGCACTACAAGGATGGTGGCGGCTGGTGGCTGGGGAATCACCAGGTCAATCAGCGCACCTGCTGGAGTCTCAAGCGCAAGCTGCTCATAAAGGCTGATGACTGGGGCTACTGCCATATCACCGACTGGGGGCGGCGAGCGCTGGAGGATCCCGACTTTGAGCCGCCACTGAAGAGGTAGGGAGATGGTCGTAACCAAAGAGGCACCGATAACGGCAGTTGAGTACGCGCTGACGGCAACGCCCGAGGCGCTGCGCGAACTAGCAGACATCAGGGAGCGCCACACAAAGGGCGAGATAACGGCGGCACAGCAGTATGAGCAGGCGTCCAAGGTCGTCAATCCAGAGTTGATGTTCCTGTACCTGCATCCAGAGGTCATCGAGGACGCCATATGGAGGGCCAAGCATGACCGAGACGAAAGCCACCTACCACACTAAGCGCCTGGCCGACCTCCTGCCCGCCTCCCGGTGGCAGCCCGGCCAGCGGCTGCGCATGCGGCGGTGCCCGGAGCTGCTAGGCACCTTCGTCAAGCCGGTCGCCTGGACGGTGGACCGGGTGCTGGTGCGCAGGGATGGCGGCGGCATCATCGAGTCAGCGCGGCTGAGCGAGTGGGAGGCAACGTGAAACTGTGGCGACGGCTGTGTCCAGAGTTATCGGACGGCTGGGATGATTGCTGGTGGGCAGAGAACGGGCATTGCGAGCGGCCCGGCGGCCCGCTCTTGTGCTGGGTGCGCAGCTGGCTCGCTAATGTCTGCCTGGCCTGGGCACAGAGGCTGTCTGATTGGTCTGAGGCCGTTAGGGACTGGGCTGAAGCACTGGAGCATGACGAGGGGCCGGATGATGGCCGTGAGGCGCCGGACCCATGGGGCGCCTGGTCGTGACCCGCCGCAGCCGCCCGGACGCCAACCAGCGCGAGATCGTGGATGCGCTGGAGCGTGTGGGCGCGTCTGTCCTGGACCTGCACGACATCGGCGTGGAAGGTGCTCCTGACCTGCTGGTGGGGCGTGGCGGCGTGAACCTGCTCATCGAGATCAAGACGGCGAGGGGGCGCGTCAGGCAGTGCCAGCGCGAGTGGCACGAGGCATGGCGCGGCCAGCCGGTGGTCGTGGCGCGGTCGGTGGATGAGGCGCTGGAGGCGATAGGTGCGGAGGCGGACTGACATGCTGGACCCGACTGAGCAACTAACCGAGCAAGTGCGCCCCGGCCCGGACTGGACGCCCTGGCACTGCGGCCGGCCGCGCTGCCCCAACGTCATCGGCTGGGTGCGAGGCGCCGAGCTGGTCGTCAACGATGCCTGCACGCGCCTCCATCTGCGCAGCGGCCCGTGGACCTGGGTGCTGTGCAATTGCGGCCAGCGCAACGACTGGCACCACTCCGATGCGCCTGCACCATGTCCCAATTGTGCTAGTCCGGGCCGCTGAAACTTGTCCCAATTGTACTACTCTGAGGGCGTAAAAGGGCTTGACAGCATATATATATATGCTGTATAATGGGGGCAGGATAGGAATAGACGACAGAGAGGAGCAGGGAGATGCAGAGGGTAGAGTTTGAGAACAGCAACGGAGAGACTTGGCACGGGACGGTTCTCCGCGAGGAAGAGTACACATCCGAGCGCGACACCTGGGAGATGAACAAGGGTGCCACCTACGAGCTGGTTGTGATCGCGGTCGAGGAACTGGACGGGGCGGAGCTGAGAGTGGTCAAGAACTTGGTCCGTTTCCCGATCTACCCGAAGGTAGAGGAAGAGGTATCCGGGCGTACCCAGCATACCCTCGGAGATTACCTGGGATAAGCCACCCACAGCCCCGCCGGTCGGGCAATAGGCTGGCAGAAGGAGCAGGGAGATGGCAAAGGTTATCCAGTTTCCGCAGGGGCGCACCCAGCAGCAGCCGAAGCAGCGCCAGCACCTGACCCGCAATGAGACGATCAAGCGCATCAAGGCAGCGCTCAGGCGCCGTAGCGGCCGCACCTGGAGCGTGACGGGAGGCAAGGGCACGGGCTGGGGCTGGATCACTATTGAGGTTCTGCCCCGCGAACGCACGTGGATTGAGGAGCGCATTCCGGATGCAGAGTTACCGCCCAGCGTGGACCGCTTTGACATGAGCATGCATGAGCGCTGCTATCGCTGGCGCCAGATGACGGCAGAGGAGAAGGCAGCGGGCGAATGGGGATACATGGGGCCGGAGGATTGCGCAGAGCTGGCTCGGTTGCTGAGCCTGAGCCGCCCGGTGCATCACCAGGGGCAGGACATCCCGGCCGGGAGTGGCTACTACCAGGAGTACGTGGACCGGGCCGAGGGCCGCGAGCCCTCAGTATATGGGAAGCGGTACTGGGACTAGCGGCGACTGAGCCGCTAGCAGAGAGGAGCAGGGAGATGGCAGGCAAGACAGTAGCAGAGATGACGCTGGCGGACTTTGTGCCCTACATGAGCCAGTATGCCAAGCACGCCGTGGCGACGCTGTGCAAGGAGCAGGGCCGGCAGGTGGACGAGCTGGATGTGCAGGAAGTGATCGACCTGGCGAATGAGTACCAGTCCGACGCGGAGGTGGCGGTCCCCTTCCCGTGCCCCAGGTGCGGCGAGAGCGCGTCCGACTATCTGGTGTGGGACAGCCTGGGCGAGCAGGTCACCTGCGCCATGTGCGGCACGACCTACACGCCGGGGGAGGAGGCCAGCGCATGACCGACCAGCCGCGCCAGTCGATGAACATCGACATGGACTACGACCTGTATCTGGTGCTGCGGGATATGGAGCCGCGCACCATGAGCGACTACATCCGCGAGGCGGTACGCCAGCGGATGGAGCGCGAGGGGCTGATAGAGCCAAGGGAGGAGTAGGCAGGCGCCAACCCCTTGACCACGCCGCTCATATGTGCTAGAATGGCGGCAACAGAATAGGGCAGATGCGGCATGGGCCACCGCTGGCATCCGAGAGGGATGTCCAGTCGGTGGCCTTTTTGATTCTCGGCGCGCAGGTGAGGGCAACCGCTCTGCGAGTATGCGGCCTCAAACGCGGGATGGGTGGGAGCGGAGCATAGAGGGGCGGAGGTGTGGCGAGCAAGCCGTTTGACTTGATGAACATCAAGGATCGCGTCGTGGAACTGCGCCGCATGAAGGCGCGCGACCTGCGCGACCATCCCGCCCAGTGGCGCGACCATGGCGAGGCGCAGGCCCACGCCATGAGCGGCGTCCTGCGCGAGCTGGGCATCGCCGGTGCCCTGCTGGCGTGGTACTCGGAGCGCGAGGGTGGGGCGCTGACCACCATAGACGGGCATCTGCGGCGTTCACTGGACCCGGACAGGGAATGGCCCGTGCTGGTCACGGACCTGACCGATGCCGAGGCCGATTATGCGCTCGCTACGCACGACCCGCTGAGCGCAATGGCCCAGGCCAGCAAGGCAGAGTTGGACGCGCTGCTGAGTGAGGTCAAGTCGGGCGAGAGCGCGGTGCAGCAGATGCTGGCGGAGTTGGCACAGAAGGAAGGCATGTACTTTGAGGCACCGCCGCCCGATGTTGAGTTCAAGGAGTATGATGAATCGGTCGCTGATGACGTTGAGTATATCGAATGTCCGGAGTGCGGTCACAAGTGGCCCAAGTGACCTATCTGGACATTCTCACTGAAGCATGGCGGCAACATCTTGCGCCAAGGACTGAAGATGCGCCGACCGTCATCAGCACCTTTGCCGGCTGTGGCGGTTCCAGCCTCGGCTATAGTATGGCGGGCTATCGCGAATTGCTGGCGGTCGAATGGGATGACAATGCCGTGGCAACGTTCCGCCTCAATTTTCCAGAGGTACCGGTCTATCATGGCGATATAGCCAAGTTGAGCGTAGGGGAATGCCTAGAGATGACCGGCCTGCAACCCGGTGAGTTGGACGTGCTGGATGGCTCGCCGCCCTGCCAGGGATTCAGCACGGCGGGCAAGCGGCAACTGGACGATCCGCGTAACAACCTATTCATGGAGTATATTCGTCTGCTGCGCGGCCTGCAACCCAAGGTCTTTGTGGCTGAGAACGTCTCCGGCATGGTCAAAGGCAAGATGAAACTGGTCTTTGCCGAGGTGTTGCGAGAATTGAAGGCCAGTGGCTACAAGGTAAGCGCCAGGCTGATGAATGCAATGTACTTTCACGTGCCACAGAGCCGGGAGCGGCTGATATTCGTGGGCGTGCGGGAAGACTTAGGCATGAAGCCGAGCCATCCGAAGGCAGAGGCGAGGCCGTACACGGTGCGAGAGGCATTTGAGAACGTGCCCGCTGATGCTGAAGCGTTTATCTGTGGAGTCCATACGAAGATCTATCAGGACATGCTCAACGTTCCTTCAGGCGGTTCTCAACCTGGACATCATTCTCATGTCAGGTTGCCATATGATAGGCCATCAATGGCGGTGCTGGCCGATTCAGGTTTTGGTCATTATCACTACTGGCATCCCACGGAACAGAGGACACTCACCTTTATGGAATTGAGGCGGATAGCATCCTTTCCCAAGTGGTTCAGGCTGCTCGGCGAACCAGGAGAGAAGTGGGCACGCATCGGCAACAGCGTCCCGCCTCTATTCATGCGGGCAATAGCAGGGCACGTGAGAGAGCAGATACTGGCGCAGATGAGCCTGGACCGACGGCTGGCGGACTAGCGGGGTACTTGGTGGATTCTTATGGGCAGACCTAGAGATAGCGCGCAGATAGCGGCACACAGGCGGCAGATTGCCGACCTGTATCTGCGCGGGCGCCTCCAGGCCGAGATTGCCGAGCAGGTTGGCATATCTCAGTCCACGGTGAGCCGCGACCTGAAGGCGTTGCAGGGCGAGTGGCTGCGGTCGGCCCTGATGGACTTCAACGAGGCCAAGGCGCGGGAACTCGCCAAGATAGACCACCTGGAGCGCACCTACTGGGCCGCCTGGCAGCGCAGCCAGGAGGACGCCGAGACTGAGGCCACCAAGGCCATAGACGTGAAGGACGGCAAGCGATACGAGGTTGCCACGCAGCGCAAGGGGCAGGCCGGGGATCCGCGCTTCCTCCAGGGCGTGCAGTGGTGCATCGAGCGGCGGTGCAAGATCATTGGAGTTGATGCGCCCGACAGACACGAGCATAGCGGCACAGGCGGCGGGCCGATACGAGTTCAAGATGAGCATTACAACCGAGCAATATCTGCACTCATTGCTACCGTCCGAGAAGGCATATCTGGCGCGGGTCCAGACTCGGACGGCGCTATGGGTGCCGCAGAGTAAGCCGCAATGGAGGGCGTTCCTGACTCGCGCCGACGAGTTGTTCTACGGCGGGGCTGCCGGCGGTGGCAAGACGGACCTGCTCATCGGCATGGCGGTAGAGTGCCACACTCACAGCGTCATCTTTCGGCGGGTCTATCCGAACCTGCGTGAGGTCATCCGCCGAGCCCGAGAGTTGATCGGCGACTACGGCCAGGAGAACAGGGCCGACCGCATCTGGACGCTGCCCGGCGGCCGTACCGTCGAGTTTGGCGCGGTGCAGTATGAGGAGAACAAGACAGACTGGCAGGGCCGGCCGCACGACCTGAAGGCGTTCGACGAGATACCGGAGTTCACGGAGTCGCAATACGAGTTCATCTGCGGCTGGAACCGCACCACAGACCCGCAGCAGCGGGTGCGGGTCATAGCGACAGGCAACCCGCCGATAGACGAGCAGGGCAGCTGGGTGATACGGCGCTGGGCGGCATGGCTGGACGATCTGCACCCCAACCCGGCCCAGCCTGGGGAGTTGCGCTGGTATGCGACGATTGACGGCCAGGAGAGAGAGTACACCGACAACACGCCGATTGAGCACAAGGGAGAGGCCATCTATCCGCGCTCACGGACGTTCATTCCGGCGCTGCTGGACGACAATCCGTTCTACGTGCAGGACAACCGCTACAGGAGTGTGCTCCAGGCGCTGCCGGAGCCGCTGCGTTCACAACTCTTGTATGGCGACTTTCGCGCCTCTGTGGACGCCGACCCCTGGCAGGTGATACCTACCGAATGGGTGAGGCTGGCGCAGCGGCGATGGCTGGAAAGAGAGCGTCCACAGGTGCCGCTGACGGCAGCAGGTATTGACCCGGCGCGCGGGGGGCGAGACAACACGGCGATGGCGAAGCGATACGACAACTGGTTTGACGAGATTGTGGCCTGGCCCGGCGTGGCGACCAGCGACGGGCCTACCACGGCAGGGCTGGTGAAGCAGGCGCTGGGCGATGAGGAGCCGGGCTACGTGAACATCGACGTGATAGGCTATGGCGCCTCAGCATACGATTCGCTGGTGACGATGTATAATGCTGTGCAGCCGATCAATGCAGCGAGTGGTTCGGACTACCGCGACCGGAGTGGCAAGTTGAAGATGCGGAACCTGCGCGCCGAGTACTACTGGCGGATGCGGGACGCGCTGGACCCCGAGCGTGGCGACGACGTTGCATTGCCGCCAGGCAACGAGATTGTGGCTGACCTCTGTGCTGCACACTACAAACTGACGACCGCGGGCGTGCAGATCGAGGAGAAGGAAGCAATCAAGAAACGGCTGGGGCGAAGCCCCGACAAAGGCGAATCCCTGCTGCTAGCCAACCTGCCCGGCGCTGGCCCGCTTCTCCTGTGGGGTGACTGATGAGCAATGAATAAGTCCTTCGTATACGTCGCGCAGTCGCATGCCCTCAAGAGCGGCGCCGTGAGCATGAGCGCGCTGGACTGGAAGACCATGTTCGGCGGGCAGGACGATGGCGAGCTGGACGAGCACGGCGCGTACCAGGCCGTGTCGTGGGTGTCCCGCTGCATAGAACTGCGCTGCAACGCCCTGTCAGCTATCCCTGCGAAGGTGTACAAGGCGGGCAAGCCGCGCGGTGGCAAGGCGCCGCAGGAGCAGGAATGGGAGTTCGCCGAGAGCCTGGCCGATATACTCTGGATGACCGAGGGCTCGGTGCAGCTCTACGGTAGGGCCTATTGGCTGCGCGAGGAGAACCTCGTCAAGGACAAGGGATACCGTTGGCTGGCGCCGTCCACCATCACGCCCAAGTACTCGGCCACCAAGGGCCTGGACTATTTCGAGCGCCAGTTGCCGAACCGCCCGAAGGAGACACTGAAGCCAGTCAAGGACGTGCTCTACTACTGGCACCCCAACCTGAAGGATGAGGTTGGGCCGGGCAAGGGCTGGGTATCGAAGGTGCTGACTGAGGCCGGCGTGGCGCAGGCCATGAATCAGTTCGCGGAGTCGTTCTTCGACCGGGGCGCCATCCCCGCCGTGCTGCTAAGCGTAGAGGGCAACCCTAAGCAGGAGGAGTTGGACCGGCTGGAAGCGTGGTGGCGGCGGCTGGTGCAGGGCGTCAAGAAGGCGTTTGAGACGGTTGCCATCCGGGCCAGTGTCCACCCTGAGGTCATCGGCTTCCCGACCGAGCAGCTAGCCATGCCCGACCTGCTGGCGGCCATACGCAGCCAGATCGCCGTCGCCGCTGGCGTGCCGGAGACGATGATTGCCGACGCGGCAAACTTCGCGACTGCCCAAGAACACCATCAGGCGTTCTACGAGGAGACAGTCGTACCCGAGGCCATCCGTATCCAGGCGTGGCTCAACCGGCAGTTGTTCAACCCCATCAGCCTCCGCCTGGTGCTGGACTGGCAGGCGCTTTCTATCTTCCAGGAGGACGAGGGCGAGCGGGCCGTGGCCCTCCAGCAACTCACGGCATCAGGCGTGCCGCTCGATGTCGCAATGCAGATGCTCGGCATGGACCTGCCCGGTGAGATGACCTACAATCAGTTCCGGCAGCGGCTCGAGGAGGACAAGGCGAAGGCGGCAGAGCGGCAGCGTCAGGCGTTCGCGGCCCGGCAGCCGCAGCAGACGCCGCCCGGCCAGCCGCCACAGCAGCAGGAGCAGCGCGAGGAGATCCGCCGCTGGCGGCGCAAGGCCCTGAAGAGCCTGAGCAGCGGCAAGGGCGCAGCGGTGGACTTTGACAGCGACGTGCTCACCGATGAGCAGCAGCAGGTCATCGCCGGCCGGCTGGCCCAGGCCGGGACAGACGAGGAGGTGAAAGCCGCGTTTCGCGGTCCCTTTCGCCTCGAAGCCATCCCGTATCCGTGAGAACGGGGAGCGCGACCCGAATGCTGATGCCAAGGATGAGGCAGAGGCGCGGCTGGAGCGCAAGCTACGGCGCCGGCTGAGCCAGCAGGAGCGGGCGGTCATCGAGCAACTGGGCGACCCGCCGGACCTTGCCAACCTGACACGTGAGTTCTGGGATGAGCAGGGCGCCTTGATGCTGGGCGACCTGCGCATGGAGATAGAGCGCATGGCGCTGGACAGCATCGCGTCCCTGGCCGGCACGGGCAAGGCCATAATGAAGGAGATCGTCACCCGCGTGCCGGTGGTGTGGGATGAGGCCGTGATCTCCAGGGAGGCCGCCGACTGGGCAGGACGCTATGGCTACGACCTGATACGCGGCATCACCGACAACACGGCCAGGCTGGTCGGCGACAAGGTGCGGTCGTTTACCGAGACGCCCGGTATGACCATCGGCCAACTGCGGCAGATGCTCACAGGGGCGTTCGGCCAGAGCCGGGCGCAGGCCATCGCCGTGACCGAGACGACGCGGGCCTACGCCGAGGGCAACCGCATGGTGCAGGCGGAGTTGCAGCGAGCTGGGCTGGAGATGACGCTGCACTGGCAGACTAGTGGCTCAGACGTATGCGACCTATGCTCGCCATTGGACGGCAAGCCGGAAGATGAATGGGGTGAGGCGAGTGATGGGCCGCCCCGGCATCCGCGTTGCCGATGCTGGACGGTGCTGAGGCGGCGGGCGGAGGCGGCAGGGACGCAGGAAACGCAGTTCCCCGTGGGGTCAAGGCTACCCAGTGGTCCGTGGGAACCAATGATGAACGAGCGCGAGGAAGTGATAGCGGCGATACCAAGGCACGGGGTTGAGTATGGTTATGTGGTTACTCCTGATGGGAAGGTGCTACTGAACAAGAAGGGCTCCCGTACCCGCGTGAGCATTACTCGCCAGGAGGCCGAGAGGATTTCAGGGGGCAATATCTTCACTCACAATCACCCGAACGGCTACACATTCTCTGATGGGGATATACAGTGTCACCTCTACTATGGGCATCTGGAATCCAGGGCAGTCGGCATATTGGACGGGGTGCGCCACCGTCATCGTCTGCGCATGGACGGCTTCACATACTCAGATTGGCCGCAGCTAAAGCGAGAGTATAAGCAGATACATAAGGCACTGGCGACTGAGGAGCGCGCAGCGGTCCTAACAGGCGAAATCACGCTAACAGAAGCCAACAACGCCCACTGGCACAACGTGCTGCGGCGCCTAGTAGAGAACTATCAGGCAGTGCCAGACAAAAGCATAATTTACGAGAGGGCAGAATGGTAGAATCCCTGTCACTAGATGATAGCAGTCTTACGGTTCCTGTACTGAGTCCAGTGTGTACTGGCTGTCGCTGGTGGACCGTTCCTGGCGAGCGGATGTGCCGTGCCTTTCCGGACGGGATTCCGATGGCAATATGGATGGGTGAGCACGACCATCGCAAGCCATATCGGGGCGACCATGGCATCCGCTTCGAGCCGATAGAGGCAGACAATGCCTAACGTCTCCATCGACGTCAAGGGCCTGGAGCAACTGGTCGACAAGCTCGGCCTGGGCTCCATCCCCATCATCCGCGCCCTCACCCGCGGCGTGGCAGAGGAGGTGCGCGCCGAGATCGCGCAGTACCCCGGCCCGGTCAAGTTGCCATTCAAGTGGGCCAGCCGCAAACAGCGTACCTTCGTGCTGGCCCAGCGCCGGGGGATGGGGCCATACGTGCGCAACAGCGACCCGTTCTCCCAGCGCCTGGGGCCATCGTGGGCCACTGAGCACCGGGGCGAGCATGATGCGGCGGTCGGGACGCGCGTTACCTACGCGCCCTACGTGCAGGAGAAGGGCAAGCAGCAGCCGGGCCATGCAGCGACGGGCTGGGTCACCGATGAGGAGGCGGGCAGGAAGGTAGAGCGGTCAGGGGTAGCGGAGCGGCTGTTGGAGGACATAACGAGCAAGTGGTGAGGATGCCGCGAGGGCGGTTTCCATGTATAAAAGGAGGAGCAGGAATGGCAAGGGAAGTCGTGAAGGTTCTGCACTACAAGGCCGGCTACGAGGTGCGCACCGAGCGCATCAGTGGAGAGGAGCATGGCATGCCGGAAGGCGCGGTTATGGATATGCGCTGCGCCTACACTCCAGAGGGTGACTACCTGGGTGATCCCAAGATGGCCCGTTATCTGGTAGTCAAGCGGGGCATCCGCCCGGAGAAGGCTGCGCCCGACCATAACGTATGCTCCATCGGCTTCTGTGAAAGAGAACAGAAGTGGTATGGCTGGTCTCACCGGGCAATCTACGGTTACGGCATCGGCGACGTGGCACAAGAGGGTTCGCTATGCACCCAATCGGGTAGTATACCGGAGTACGTGGCGGAGCATCCAGAGGCAGACCTAAGCGTACCCGTAGGCTTTACGGCGGACACTCTTGATGATGCCAAGCGCATGGCAATAGCCTTTGCTGACAGCGTAGGCTAGGTTTCGCCCACAACCGAATAGTACGTAGCGCTTGCCCTGCCATCTAGGTGATGGCAGGGCACCACTGAGATGGGCAAGTGAGGGGGGATAAGCGATGTGCGATAGTAGGGTGACCATCAGCCTGCCTCAGCCCGATGGTTCGCTGGCTCCCACCAAAATAGATGAATGCATAATAGATATGATTGTGGCGCTCAACAATGGCAGCATTTGGACTCACGGTTGCTGCTGCGGCCATAGTCGGCACCGAGGATACATCGTTTTGGCTGACAATCGGGTTCTTGTGATGTTTGACATGTCAGTTGAACCGGATGAAGTTGCTCTCAACCGGGCTATGGGCATTGTCTAGGAGGAGGAGCATGGACAGACTGCCAACCGAACCGGAGGAGTGGGACACATTCGACCTGGAAGCCTGGGTCAGGGCGCGGATTGTGGAGGGCATGCGGCCGCACGCAGAGGCTGTGCGGGCAGAGGAAGAGGAGCGCATCCTGTACGGCGACCCGGCCAAAGCGCGGGCCACGGGCATACTGCGGATGCGGTTGCTGAGGCAGAAGTGAGGAGAGAGGGAGATGGCGGAACAGCATCAGTCATTCTATGGCTACCTATATGGGCGGCCTATCACAACACTGGAGGAGTTGGTCATAGCGCTGCTGGCGCAGGCGGACTACGAACGCGAGATGCGCGAGGCGCGTCTGAGCGACTTGGTATAGCAACAGACGAGGAGAGAGGGATGAACGTCTACATCGTCGCCGCCAGCGATGCAGAGGCCGACCCGGAGCGGCGCAAGCGCTGGGGCGATTACTGGTTCAAGGAGAGCTTGGGGCAGGCCATCAAGGCGCTGGGCCACAGCATCACTGAGAACGCGCTGGAGGCTGAGGTCGTCATCAACTGCCACGGCGCGGCAGTCCAGCACCTGCCCGAGTGGACCTACAACATCCTGTGGGTGATCGGCCACCCGGATGCCGTGACGCCCCAGGGGTGCTGGGAGTACGATGCGGTGTTCGCGGAGAGCTACAAGTTCGCGGAGCACCTGCGGGGCCAGGGCATAGACGCCAAGCACCTGCCCGGCGCGTCGGACATGGTGCCCATGGACGTGGAACAGACATTTGATGCTATCTTTGTCGGCAACTGGCGACCCGGCCGTACACTGGACGTGCCTGAGGATATGGAACTCAACGTCTGGGGCGAGGGCTGGAGGGAACACCTAAAGCGGCCCAACAGCACCTATGGCGAGTATTATCCGCACGACCACCTGAATGAGTTGTACGCCAAAGCGAGGGTGCTGCCCAACGACACACACGCCGACATGCAGAAGTGGGGCATGAACAACCCGCGTCACTACGACATCCTGGCCGTCCGGGGCGAGCAGGTGCCGACGTTCGCGGAGTGTGCGGCGGTGCTGATGGACGCGGTGCCAACAGAGCGCGTGATGCTGGACCTGGGATGCGGTGAGAAGCCCAGGCCGGGCATGATAGGCGTGGACAAGCGGGGCGGTGCGCGTGTTGCAGAAGAAGACCTGGAGTCCGGCCTGCCGTTCTTTGTCCGGCCCAAGCGCTCCCATGTCATCGTAGCCGACAACCTGCTGGAGCACATTAAGAACCTAATACCGCTGTTGAACGACTGTCACCAGGCGCTGTTGCCCAACGGCCGCATGCACATCCGCGTGCCCAATGCCGAGCGCGGGGCGACCGTGGCCTGGGCCGACCCAACGCACGTGCGGGCGTGGGTGCCGGATACCTTCGACTACTTCAACGCGGACCACCAGCGCTGGCAGCAGTACGGCCAGGGCTACGGCATCCGGCCCTGGCACATCGTGTACTGCCGGGCATACCCGCCGGGGCATCCGCTGGAGCGGTTCATCGACGTGCTGATGAGGCCGGCGGTGAGCGATGGCTAACATCCTGTGCGCCTACCGCTACAGTCCGTACACGACGGCCAACTATCTGGTCAAGGCGCTGCGGGCGCTGGGGCATGAGGTGCGCTGCTTCGGGCCGGGGCAGCCGGAGGCAGTGGGCGATTGCTGGCACTGTGATGCGGTGATATGGGTTGAAGCGGGTGGTGGGCGACCCCAATGGCGGGGGCCATTTATACTGCCTATAAAACGCAAGGCCGCCTGGTTCCTGGACAGCCATAGCCAGCATTCCTGGCACCGCGAGTTCGCGCAACACTTCAATCATGTGTTCGTCGCCCAGCGCGCCTACGTGGACCGCTTCGACCGGCCCGCCACTTGGCTGCCCGTGGCCTGCGACCCGGACATCCACACGCCGCCGGAGGGCATCGAGCCCGAGCACGACGTAGTGTTCTGCGGCCACACCTACCCCGGCAGCCCGCTATACGAGCGCAGGCGGCGCCTGCTGGCGATGCTAGCCGAGCACTACGACCTGGGCGTGTACAAGGGGGCCTATCTGCAGGACATGGCTATCGCCCACGCCAAGGGGCGCGTGGTGTTCAACGTGTCGACGTCGGACGATCTGAACATGCGCGTGTTCGAGGCGCTGTGCTCGGGGCGCCCGCTGGTCACGGACTGGGTGCCAGAGGCGGGCATACCAGAACTGTTCGGAGAGCCGCCGCCGATGGACTTCTACCAGGCCAACCTGGAGGCGCTGAAGGTCATTGACGAGGTACTGGCATCGCCCCCGGAGGCGCTGGACTTCTGGGGCGCACGGGGCCGCGCTGCCGTCCTGGCCCGCCACACGTACCGCCACCGGGCGCAGCAGATGTTGGAGGTGATGGGATTGTGAGGGATGGTTGGCACGAGTGGCCTAGAGAGAACCCGCCCAAACGAGGGCACTTTTGGGTGCATTGCTCGGCGCATAAGCCGTATGATATGGCCTACTGGACTGGCGAGGAGTGGCAGGAATACAAGATTGGGCCGCACATGCCGCTGGTAGACTACTGGCGGCCACTGCCAGAACCACCGAGGGCGGTAAGCACATGCTAGGCGCAATAGTCTGTGGCGCAGGCGGCTTCATCGGCGGGCACCTGGTGACCCGCCTCAAGGCCGAGGGCTGGTGGGTGCGCGGCGTCGACCTGCATCCGCCTGAGTTCAAGGCCAGCGATGCCGATGACTTTGTGCAGGCCGACCTGCGCGGCCCGGCGCAGCCCTGGGCAGACATCATTCCGGATGGCTTCGATGCGGTGTTCCAGCTGGCCGCCGACATGGGCGGGATGGGCTACATCAGCGTGGCAGAGTGCGAGATCATGCGCAACAACGCGCTTATCAATGCCAACGTGTTGCACGCCTCGGCCCTGGCCGGCATCAAGCGCTACTTCTTCTCATCGTCAGTCTGCGTCTACCGGGACATGGAGCCTGGCGAGCCGGCGCTGGATGAGGATGGTGCCTACCCGGCCCAGCCTGACAACGAATACGGCTGGGAGAAGCTATACGCCGAGCGCATGGCCCTGGCCTACGGGCGGCAGCATGACATGGCCGTGAGGATCGCGCGCTTCCAGAACTGCTACGGGCCGTTCGGCACCTATCAGGGCGGGCGCGAGAAGGCGCCGGCGGCGCTGTGTCGCAAGGTGGCCGAGGCCGAGGACGGCGGCAGCATCGAGGTCTGGGGCGACGGCGGGGCCGTGCGTAACTACATCTACGTGGACGACCTGATAGACGGCATCTATCGGCTGGCGCTGTCGGATCTGGAGGGGCCGGCCAACATCGGCGGCGATGAGTATGTGACTGTGGACGAGTTGGCGCGCACCGTGGCGCTGGTGGCCGGCAAGCGGCTAACGCTGGAGCACATAGACGGCCCGGTCGGCGTACGGTCGCGCAACTTCAGCAGCGAGCGCATCAAGGGGCTGGGCTGGCAGGCGAACGTGAGCCTGGAGGAGGGGCTAGCGTTGACGTATCCGTGGATAGAGCGGCAGGTGCTAGGATGAAACTCTATGTGTGGCATAATGTATTCTGTGACTACACCTGCGGGATTGCCTTCGCGATGGCTGAAAGCGCAGAGGAAGCACGCAGGCTTATCAGGGAGAATGCAGAGGACTGGGAGGACATAGACGGAGCGTTGGCCGACGAGCCCGAGGTCTATGATGGGCCGCACGGCGAGCATATCTTGGGAGGTGGCTGAGATGCGCGTCACAGTCTACGGCCACACCGGCACGGTCGGGAGCCAACTGTATCGGTGGCTGAAGGAGAGGACGCCGCTGGAGTTGGCGGGCATATCGCTGGACCGGCGGGACGGCAGCTACTGGCAGACGCCCGATTGGGTATTCCTGTGCCTGCCTACACCGACAGGACCAGACGGCCAGGACCAGACGGCCCTGGAGAACGTGATAGAACTAATCGCATCGTGGGCCAAGGTGCCGCATGCCGTCGTCATCCGTTCGACCGTCCTGCCCGGCACCTGCGAGCGCATCGCCCAGGAGCATCCCGAGTGGCGCGTCTACCACTGGCCCGAGTTCCTGACCGCGCGCTCGGCCTGGCGGGACTTCTGCCATCCATGGGCGCACGTCGTCGGCGGCGATGCTGCCGAGTGGGCCGATACCTGGCGTGGCCTGCTGCCCAAGGCGATGCAGGTCGTCTACGTGGACCGCACCACCGCCGAACTCATCAAGTATGCGCACAATGTCCACGGCGCGCTACAGGTCACATTCGCCAATCTGCTGTATGACATGGCGCAGCGGACAGGTGCCGACTTTGGGGCGCTGAAGCGGGCCATGCCGAGCCTGGGCTACATCGGCCAGCCCATCGCCAATGCCTACTGGGACGTGTGGAAGGATGGCGGGCGCGGCTACGGCGGCGCGTGCTTCCCGAAGGACACCGACGCCATCCGGCACTGGCTGGCCGGCCAGGCGGAATTGCTGGACGGCATGGCGGCGGCTAATGGGAGACTGAGGAGGGAGGGAGATGGGCAGGCGCGTATTGGAAGTGGCACCAGAGTGGATAATCGCGTTGTGCAAGGCGCCGGGTGAGTGGATGCGCTCACTGATGGTGAGCGAGGCGTTGCCGGAAGATGCGCATCTGGTAGACCTACAAATACAGCATGGGCGAACTGTGGCAGTGGTACTGGATTCGGCAGACTGGCCGGAGACGCCTCCAAATGAGTACTTGCCCCGGGTGCGGCCTGTCTTCACGGTCTGTGCTGAACCGACTTGGCGCAAGTGGCCCGATGAAGACCCGCCTGACTATGGGCGCTATTATGTGTACTACAGCAAATGGCGTGATGCCGAGGGTTGCCAATGGAATGACTATATGGAGCAGCGTGAGTGGAATGGCTATGTGTGGCTTCCCAATGACGATAGTTCATACAGCCCGGAGCCGTCGTACTGGACAGACTGGGGGCCAGCACCGCCAAGGGGTACGCCATGAACATCTTCGCCGCCTTCCGCCACTTCAACTGGGAGCGGCACAACCTGGCCCCGGCGCTGCGCGAGTTGGGCGACTTGACGTGGTACGACTGGCATGCGGAGGACGGGTACGACCAGTATGCGGGAGATTGGCATCGGTCGGATTGGGGCAGACGTGGCAAGGCCGCAATGAATCTGGTCTTGCTGGAGCGCGTGCAGGAGACCCATAAGCGGACGCCGCTGGATGTGTTCTACGGCTACCTGTGCGGGCGCCTTGTGTTCCCCGCCTACATCACCGCCATCCGTGAGCACCTGGGCATCCCGACACTCAACATGACGCTGGATGACAAGACGCACCGCTACAGTGCCCTGGAGCCGACCGGCTTCGCTGGCATGGTGGACATCGCCAGCGCCTTCGACCTGTGCTGGACCAGCGACCCGACGGCGCTGGAGTGGTACGCTGAGCATGGCGCGCGGGCGATCTACCTGCCGGCCGGCGCCAACCCGGGCGTGTTCGCGCCGCGGGAGTGCTCGCGCAATCCTAGCGTCCTGTTCGTCGGCAAGAACTATGGGCGGCGGGCCGAGATTGTGCAGGGCCTACAGGACGCCGGCGTAGACGTGCGGCCCTACGGCCAGGGCTGGCCGAATGGCCCACTGGGCACCGAGGCCATGGTAGAGGCCATGAACCGGGCTGCCATCACCATCGGCATCAGCGAGACGGCGGACCCGGCACTGCTGAGCCTGAAGGCCAGGGACTTTGAGGCGCCCATGTGCGGGGCGTTCTACCTGGCCCAGGCGAACCCAGAGTTGGCGGCGCACTACGAGATAGGGCAGGAGATCGTGACCTGGAAGGACGTGCCCGACCTGGCCGACAAGTGCAGGCACTACCTGGCCCATCCGCAGGAGGCAGAGGCCATCCGGCGCAGGGGCGCGGAGCGGGCCAGGCGTGAGCACACGTGGCGCCGGCGGTTTGAGGATGCGTTCGGGGCGCTGGGGGTGATGTGAGGGAGGGGGAGATGAAGAAGTACATCTGTACCATAGACAAGCAGGGCCATGAGCGATCTCGGCGCACAGAGGAAGCCGAGCCAGAATGTGGCGAGGACTTCTGTGATGCTTGCGGTGATTGCTTAGATTGCTATGGGGGTGACCCCTGCTATGAAAGCAAGTCGGGCGAGCACTTCTGGGTGGTCTATGAGTATCCAGATGGGCTACCCGAGCCGCCGCCCATCACGCCAAATCCGAAGATACAGGGCGAGTGCTCGAGGGGCCTGACGCTGAGGAGGAAATGAGGCAGACGTGAGCAAGGGGGAGCAGTGGCCCGCCGATTGGATGGCCCAGGCCGACGCGATATGCCCGGGCATCGTGAGGGAGGGGGAGATGACAGCGTGGACAGAGGTTGAATTGCTCTTTGGTGGTGCGCTGGTGCGGGCCGTACAGGAGCATGGCAGAGAGGCCAAGGCGCTGGAGGACCACCTGCGCAAGCACCATGGCGCTGTGCTCCAGTGGGATGTCTGGAGGGGCGCGCCGATAGACATGGTAGTGCAGGGCAAGCAAATCAAGGACCGGCTGCAGCGGTTTGAGATCCGCGCCTCGCTGGACCTTGCCGGTGGTCACAGCCTCACGAGCATGACTGTGGTCACTGCGCATCTGGTCCGGGATGGTGGGGCGGACAGGGACAAGATGGTCCGCTGGGTAGTCGGCCAGATAACGCAGGAACTGGCCCGGGCGCTGATAACCGGCTCCGAGCCACCAGACGAGACATGACCACCCGACTAGTCCCCGCCTGGTACGCCGACGACCTGGAGCGATACCGTGCCCTGGCCGACCCCGCCGAGCGCATCCTGCCGATCGCGCCGCGGGATGAGCGCACGCCGACCACGCAGGCCGACCCGTGGGGGCTGCACCAGGACGTGTGGGCATTCCGGCGGCTGCTGACACTGAGGCCGGCCTGGGTGCTGGACGTGGGCAGCGATGCCTGGCTGGTGGCGCTGCTGGCGCAGTTCATCCCGATCACAGCCATGGACCTGCGGCCGCTGACCGTCCAGATCCCCGGCCTGACGCCGGTCAAGGGTGACGTGACCGCCCTGGATTACGCGGACGGCAGCGCGCCCGCCGTCATGTGCCTGAGCACGATAGAGCACGTCGGCCTGGGCAGGTACGGCGATGCGATAGACCCGCAGGGCAGCGTCAAGGCATGCCGGGAGTTGCAGCGGGTGCTGGCACCCGGCGGGCGCCTGCTGTTGAGCGTGCCCATAGCCGATAAGCCGGTGACCCTGTTCAACCGAGATCGGATATTGACAAGGGCGCAGATTAGAGGCTGGCTGGACGGCTGCGAACTGGTCGGTGAGTATGGCATCGAGGGCGCCAACCTGACCGTCTGGTGCGCGGAGTTCGTCAAGGGGGGATGACGTGATCTGTGTCAGTTGTGGAGGCAAGGGGGAGTTGCCATGTGTTGGCTGTGACGGCGGCAGGCTGGGCAAGGGGTGCGCGCGATGTCATGGGCGCGGTGTCATCAAGTGCCCACGATGCAATCCACCGCCACGGCCTACCTGGAGGGAACGCGCCAGACGGCTGTGGGCCAAGGGAGGGCGGGCGTGACTGTCCGCCGCCTGGAGGAGCACCTGTCCCGGCCGGCCGCGCGGGAGCAGTTAACTGACCAGCAAGTCTCTCCTGAGTTGCGGGCCTTGCTCATCGGCGTGCGTGCTGCTATAATAC